GTATTTGCGGGAACTGCCATAGCAGATTACCTCCTTTGTTAAATGTCTACAAAATCCTCAAAGAGAGATACAGAATCATTTACATGACCGCTCTCCTTAAGACGCTTCATCTGTGCAGTACGTTTAACTTTGGCTTTCTCACCTTTCTTTTTGCCACCAGTTCCAGACTTAACCATTTTAGCGGTCTTTACTTTCTTCTTAGTCTTGGTTGACTGCTGTGCTTTCTGCATTTCTTGAAATGCTTTGGCTTGCATAAGTATGATGAGTGATCTATGGTCAGTTAGTTGGGATAACTCTTCTTGACTAAATCCTTGAGACATTGCAAACTCAGAAATATCTTTGCTTACTGCCTGTCGAAACTTAGGGTCTTTCCATTCCGGAATAACCTGTTCAAGTTTAGTGCGTTCTTGTTGAGCGATCTGGGCTTGCATATACTGTTGTTCTTGAGCGGCCTGCTCTTGAGCCTGCTGTATACCTGCCTGATCCTGTTGCATTTGAGTCTCTAAATCAGAAACCTCACTTTTCTTTGTAAGGTACTCTTCACGATCCTCTAATTTTAAACGCTCCCAATCTGTATTATTGACTAGATTGTTTAGCCTACCGTATTGCTGTTCTACAACAGCAGATGCGGCATCAATGTACTGCTGACGAAATTGCTGAGTCTGGTAAACTTCTTGCTGTGCCTGTTGAGCAACGGCTTCGGCTTGCTTGCGATATTCTGCAATCTCTTGGGTTTTTTTAGTATAGTCAGACTGACGGCTATAGCCTTTGATGAGTTCGTCTTGGCTTACTTCTAACTGCTCACCATTAACGGTTACAGTATAAAGTTCCTCAACTTCCTCTTCCTCTTCTGACTCCTCCTCAGAATCTTCATCGGAATCCTCTTCAACTTCAGATTCTTCCTCCAACTCCTCGGAAACCTCGTCCAATGATTCGTCTTGAGTTTCCTCAGTAGACTCTTCAACTTCTGTAGGTTCGCTTGCCTCGGATTCTGGTTTGGCCTCTTCAGGCTCCAAGATTCCAAGGAAAGCATTTTGCGCTTCTGAAATACTACCGGGTTCTACAGGGCGCGGGTTAATGGTATTCTCTGCCATTAATTTTTTCTCCTTTTAGATGTGATATTCTTTGAGTTTCTTCGCCATCTCTCCAGTCTCAATAATCGTGGTTAGATGAAGGCGTATACGCTCCAAGAGTCTTAAAGAAAGCCATGCTTGTTCTCTGGCTTCCGTTTCATCAATACTTGTGCTTATCCAAGTGTTGTGAATGTTTTCTGCTAAAAGGTCAAATGCTTCGTTGTATAGTGGGTCGTTGAGCAGGCGGGTCGCTTGTTGCTCTCGTTGTTCGGTCATGTTTATCCTATGGCTACTGGCCTATTTTGTTGTGCTTCTAGTGAAAGTTCTGCGGCTTTTAACTGATTGCTTACAGCGTCATCTGCGGCCTCCTGTTGGACTTTCATCATTTTAACTTGGAGTTCACCTTGCTTAATCTCCAGTTCTTTTTGTTTATTCTGCAACTCCATTTGTTGCATCTGTTGTTCTGGGCTAGGCTGTTGTGGCTGTGGTGGAGGCGGCGGGGTTAGGAAGTCATCGACATTCTGGTATCCCATAGCCTTTATAAGAGCCGCACCAATGTTATACATATTTTTTGGTGTTACGATAGGTAATCCACCCTGCATAGCCTGTCCTGCAAATGAAAGCATCTGTGATAGATGTTGCATCTGCTGATCTTTAGAGCCATTACCCAAGGCGACCGAGACAGTACAGTCCATCTTGTCATTCCACATATCAGGGCGTACTTGTACCCATTCATTGCGTAACATAACAACACGTTCCTTGTCTTGGTTTTTTAACAGGAGTTCGTAGATTTTATTCATTAGCCCCTTAACGCCTGTCTCCGCGAACTGACGGGCAATTAACTCAACCCTACTCTGGGCATTGGTCATCACCGCATTCACCGCTGTGGCCGTTGTGTGGCTTGTGAGAGCGTCTGCGTTAACACCCTGTGTATTTTTGTTTACACCAGACCTCGATTCCCTTACCTCGTCCAAGTATCCAAGCATCTGGAATGAGTATGGCTCAAGTGGAGGGGTAGCCAAAGGCGTAACTGCATTGGGTGATTTAACTCTAACAATACCGCCCGGACGTTGTGTAAGAAGGTCATCAAGGTTAGCCTGACCCTCCAGTACAGCGTATCGACCAAAGTTCTGGTTGTATGCATTGTCCATCAGGTTACGCATTAACGTAGATTTGATGAGTTGCAAGTCCATTACTAGGTCTGCAATAGATAAACCAAAGAACTTGTGCGGTATTTTAAGAGGAGTAATGCTGACAAATGGCTTGTTATCTACCTCTTCATTAGAGAATACATAGTCACCTACATGACAAATCTTTCTGAGTTCGGCAATACCGTCATCATTATAATCTGTCTTTATAAATGACTCATGTAACCAATATTCTCTTAATGCTTCTTCTTCTACCCCGCCCCAACCGTAATTACTAGAGTCATCAAATGCATAACGGGCTAGTCGTTCAGCATTGTAAGTCTCTTCATCATACCCTGCGCCTAATTCTTCTGAATCAAAGTCCTGATCTGGGTACATCTGACGCAGTTCTGATACCGTCTTCCTGACTCTATGGCATACAAATCGTGCTTCTTCAATACTTTTTGCTTCTTTTGAAATTAAGAATTCATCAGGTGGTACGTTTTCTATAGAAATCTTACCGTTAGTTTCCTGTCGGATAACTACAATGTTGTATAAAGTTTCATCTAGGTAAACTTCTTCACGCTCAATGACTTCTATATCAGGATTGCTAATAAGAACGTCATGCTCCATCTGGGTTAGGTTATGGTATTCCTCACGTTGTGGGTCTGGATACTCATCCCACCATACTTTTACGATGCCGTTCTTCTGTAAGAGTGCATCATGGAACCATGAATACAGAATTTCCCAACCGTTATTATCCTTTGAAAAGACATAGTTAACGTAATCAGTGGCCTGTTCAGCCGTCTTTACGTCTTCTGGGCCATGTGGTGTGAACTTAACAAACTCGTCACCAGAGCCAAAGATACGCATAAGACTAGGCTTAATCCACTCGATAGTGTCCTGTACAGTAGAGTCAACGTACTGACTCCTACCGTCCACTTCATTACCAAAGGGTAGCGCATAGTAATACTCTTGCGCTTTTTCCCTTTGTTCTGATACTTCGCCATCATATCCAATAGCATCAGTTATCTCTGATCGGATTCTGGACAGCAGTTCTTCTTCGTCAGACAATGCCATATTCTCCATAATTTATATCGTTAGTCCAAGTAGGGTCTGAACCTGCGATAGCGTGTCGTTGTGATTGGAAAGCGTAACGTGTGGCTGACATCAAGTCATCCCTGATAGCAACTACCTTGTTATCTTTCCTGTGATACATTCTGTACTCTTCAAACCAGTCTGGCAGGGTGCTGAATACTTTAAACTTACCGGCTTCCATGCTCTGTAGCATAGCCATAAGCCCTTCCTCTACCGAGTTAGAGCCTTTAGTTTGGCCTAGTCCCGGTGGATTGTGGAAGTGATCCAGTGTAAAGTTACACCCATGACCCCTGTATTGTTCTGCTAGACCGGGGTTTCCCATGCTATCTCTACGGTTTCCGTCATGTGGGTAGACAATAGGGATGAAACTAGGTCTTTGTTTTATAATGCTTGCGTGTACGCTAGGACTTGCCTTAGATGCTCTATAACAATCATAGATGTAGAAGGTATCTTCCTCCTGATCTATGGCACACCATACTACTGCGGTAGGGTGATCCCACCCAAAATCTATAGCGGCTACTCTAGGCCAATGCTCCTCTATAACGATAGGATCAGTCATTAGGTCTTCTTCGTTAACAGGAAATATTAGACCAGAACCAATAGTAGGTCTACCGTATCTACGCATTTCCCGCTCATGTGGAGCATATGCACTGAGAATCTGTTTCATAACGTCTTCAGAAAGGTGTCCATCTTGCCCTTTCATGGACTTTATCTTTTCACTGGCATCATCCCATGTCGCATTGGAAAGGCTTTGACCCTTCTGTATACGGTTTATAAAACTCGCTACAGTCTCTGTCATGCCCTGTTCTGGTGTAAAGGTCATGTAGACCATGCCTCTTCTATCCAGAGTTCGTGTAACGGCCTGTGAGTAGAGTTCCCTACTGGGTTCTTCGTCTAGCCATACAACGTCAACAGAGCGTCCCTGCCACTTGTCTACACCCATCTCATAGGCTTTAAAGTGTAAGGAAGAGTTCCCCCCAGAAATATGCCGTATCAATGCTACGGACTTGGCGTTTGGTACTCCGGGCTTACGTTCCGTTTTAATTATATATTTTTCTGGAACAGCACCCGAACCAAAGGCTTCAGGGTCATCAGGGGAACCCAATAGTTCTGCTTGTACGATATCCCTAGTNGTTTCGTTAGAGACACCACCTGCCCATGCTGTGATGGGTTGTTTAAATCGTCTACCCTGCCACCAGTCTGGATACATTCCTGTAAGGTGATAGGACATCTCAGCCGCACCACAGTAGGATTTACCTATTCGGTTAGCCGCCATCAGTAGGCGTTGGTTGTTATTTGCCCCTGTTTTATGGAAGTCCTGTTGGTAGGGGTAAGGATCGTACTGATCTATCTTGTTGAATCTTTCTAACTTGTTTAAAGCCTTTGCTAACTCAAGTGCTCTAGTGTTTGTATCCAAGAGAGGCTAACTCCTTCTTAATATCTTCTGCACTCATTTGTTCTATAGTAGTAGTTTCTATCTTCTCAACTGGCTTCATACCTGCCCTGTCAAGGATATCCTTTACTGCTCCCAATCTTACGGACTCACTCTCTGCATTTTCAGCCAAGTCAGTGACCCATTTGAGTGCTTGTGGTATNTTATCCTGTAAGGCTTTNTAGGTAGCATCNTGTATCTGGTTACTGAGTTTGTTCTTTAACTGGTGGCCTTGGGCTTTAGCAGTCTTCTCTGAGTATCCNGCATAGATAGCGCTCTTGGTGGCATTACCGCTTCTCACATACTCTTGGATGAATAGGTCTTGCTTATCTGTCATATACGCTCTCAGAGGCTCTGTAATGGCCTGTACGGGGTTTTAAGGGGTTAAGGTAGGCTAGGGTACTGGGTAGGTCTATAATGCCCTCA